ATATTTCTTTGGAAAAAATTAAATCTGATTATGGAGATATAGATATTATAATTCCAAAAACTAAATTAGATGAACTTCAAAAATTTTTGGATACAAAAGACGACAATAAGGTTGTGTGGGAACCAGGTCCTGAGAATAAAATTTCCGATAATTTTTTCTATGTAGGAAGAACAAAAAGTTTCGCTGCCATTCCTGATCAACTCGTTACACTTTTTTGGTATAAACCCAATAATCAAATAGTGCAAATTGACTTTGAGGGAGATGACATGGTAATTGATAGTAACGGCTTTGAAAAACCGTCTACATGGACTAAATTCTCAAAAGACAGTCCTATCGACGATTTGGCTAAAGGTATCAAAGGGTTGGCCGGTGCCATATTATTAAGAGCTTTGACTAGAGGAACAACTCGATTGGAAAATGCAATCGTATTGACGCCCGGCGGTGCGAAGAAGTTTAAAGAACAGGGTGAAAATGCATTAAAAGATCGTGAAATATCAACAAATCAACGTGATTCGTTGCCATCTGAATATACATTAAACACAGGTGGCGGCGGCGCTGGAATTAGAAAAGCATATAATTATCTCGGAAAAGTAAAAGGCAAAGATGCATACGAATTCGTCGAAGCTAGGGTAGGCAGAACTATGGGGCCTGAATTTGCGTCTATTTTAGATTTAAAGAAAATATTTGAGATAATTTTTAAAAAGTCACCGTCATCCGAAGATTTAGATAATTTTAGAAGTTTTCAAGGATTACTAAAGACGATGAAGAAGAATTTGGATAGGACCACTATAAAAATTGTATTAGAAAGATTTGTAGAAATTATAAAATCGGAAAATCTCTCATCTACTGAACAATCTGCCATAAAAGATGTGATCAAGTCTATTTTATAACCACATTCGTCATATATATTTTAGGTTATTTAAATTATGAAACGTGCAAAAAACAAAAGTAATATTGATATTGTTAAGGGTTATTTGTCAGGCGAAAGACCATTCATTCAAATTGGATATACGCCTGATTTAGAAAATCGAAAAGAGGGTGAGACTTGGACGGATGCTCAAGGTAAGTCTTGGATTTATAAAAATGGAAGAAAACGTAGAGTAAACAAATCTCAAAAAATTGATTCCGAAAGCGCAAGACTTAGATGTAAAGATTGTAACATGGATATGAAATGGGGAAATTATTTGGATGATAAAATATTTCCAAAAACAGGAAGATGTTACGATTGTAATATAGAATTTGAAACCAAACTAAAATTAGAAAATAAGTTTGAAAACTATGAAAAGTTAAAAATATTTAACAACCAAAAGAGTTTTTGTTTGGAATTGAAATCAAAGTTAGAAGAGACTATAAAATATTTAGAAACGTCATCAGATGATATTGTTTATTTAAATGAAGATGGTAGCAAAGAAGTTTGGAAAGATACAACTAGAGAAAAGGTACTATCTGATGCTAGAAATGATTATAAAGAGTGTTTGGAGGCATTAAATAGAATTGATGCTCAATTAAAATCTTTAAATGAGTGATAATAAACCAAATTTAAGAGAGATAATAAAAGAGGAATATAAACGTTGTTTATCCGATCCTCTCTATTTCATGCGAAAGTATGTAAAGATACAACATCCTCTTAGAGGTACACTTCCATTTGAGTTGTTTCCATTTCAAGAAGATGCTTTAAAGGGATTGATAAATTATAATTACAATATAATTTTGAAGTCTAGACAAATGGGAATTACAACCCTCAGTTCGGCTTATGCTTTATGGTTGATGGTATTTCACAGTGACAAAAATATTTTATGTATTAGTATAAAACAAGAAACTGCCAAAGAAATAATAACGAGAGTTAGATTTGCTAATAATAACTTACCCTCCTGGTTAAAAGTTCCATGTGTAGAAGATAATAGATTGTCTTTGAGATTAAAAAATGGTTCACAAATAAAAGCGGTTTCTTCTTCAGGAGATGCAGGTCGTTCGTCGGCACTGTCACTATTAATAATAGATGAAGCCGCGTTTATAGATAACATAGAAGAAATCTGGTTATCAGCTCAACCGACACTATCTACAGGTGGACGGGCAATTTTACTCAGCACTCCAAATGGAGTTGGCAATTTTTTTCATAAAACTTGGATTGGTGCAGAATCCAAACAGAATGAGTTTAATACAATAAAATTGCCTTGGTATCTTCATCCAGAGCGTGACCAAAATTGGAGAGACAAACAAACTGAATTGTCTGGAATAAAAGGTTCTGCCCAAGAATGCGACTGTGATTTTACTACTACAGGTCATACCGTAATAGATACAGATACATTGAAATGGATAAAAGAAAATGGTGTAAAAGAACCATTAGAAAAAAGATTTGCCAATCAATCTCTGTGGATTTGGGAATATCCTGATTATAGTAAACAATATATAGTTTGCGCCGATGTGGCACGGGGTGACGGGGGCGATTATTCAGCATTTCATGTATTGGAAATAAATGACTTAAAACAAGTGGCTGAATTTAAAGGCGCGGTGGATACAAAAACTTATGGAAATATATTGGTGAGTGTAGCTAATGAATTTAACCGAGCAATACTTGTTATAGAAAATAACAGTTATGGTTGGGCTACAATTCAACAGGTTATAGATTTGCAATATCCAAATACGTTTTATAGTAGTGCCGATTTATTATACGTTGATTTGGAAAGGCAGATGAACAATAAAATAAATAGAACTGAGAGAAATATGGTTCCAGGATTTACCACTACAAATAAAACTCGACCACTTATTATTTCAAAATTGGAGTCGTATTTTAGAGAAAGATCAATAGTTATAAATTCTGTTAGATTATATGAAGAATTGTCAGTTTTTATTTGGAATGGAAGCAAACCAGAAGCAATGGGTGGATATAATGATGATTTAGTTACGAGTTTGGGAATGGGTTTGTGGGTAAGAGACACTGCATTGAGGTTGCAAAATCAAACAGGAGAATATACTAAAAATCTAATAAATTCTATTAATAAAACAGGTGGAAGCGATGTAATTTATACTGCAAAAACGCAACATGCAGAAAATTATTGGAGTATGAATATGCCTTCATATTCAAAGAATACAGGAAATAACAAACAAAGAGAAGATTTAAAGTGGTTATTATAAACGTTTTACACTATTTATTTTTATATATAAGATATGGCTCAGATTGATAATAAAAAACCTATTGATTTAAAATCGAAAAGTCTTTTTGCAAAGTTAAAAAGATTATTTTCCACGGATGTAGTGGTAAGAAATGTTGGTGGGAAAATGTTAAAAATAAAGGATACTGATCAAATTCAGTATGCCACCGATAGAAATACTCTCAGAGATAGATTTAATAGAATTCGTACTTCTGGTTATAGTCAGTATAGTCGTGATTTTACGATGGCGTATCAGGCGTCGAGAATAGAACTTTTCAGAGATTATGATACAATGGATATGGATCCAATAATAGCATCCGCACTCGATATCTACGCAGATGAGTGCCTTACCCAAAATGAAATGGGTTATGTTCTTAATGTAAAGGCCGAAGATAATAATGTTAAAAGAATACTAGAAAATTTATATTACGATATTCTAAATATAGAATTTAATTTGTGGAGTTGGACACGTAATATGTGTAAATATGGAGATTTTTATTTAAAATTACACATTAGTCCTGAGTATGGGATTTATTTGGTTGAACCATTATCGGCATACAATGTTTCTCGGGTAGAAAACAGCGATCCGATGAATAAAAATTATATTAAATATCAGGTTAATTTTGAAAGTGGTGTGATGGAAGAGTTGGAGAATTATCAAGTGGCACATTTTAGATTGTTATCTGATAGCAATTTTCTTCCATATGGTAAATCCATGATCGAAGGGGCTCGACGTGTTTGGAAACAATTGAGTTTAATGGAAGATGCGATGTTGATACATCGTATCATGCGTGCTCCTGAAAAAAGAGTATTTAAGATTGATGTTGGAAATATACCTCCCGGAGAAATTGATAATTTTATGGAGAGAACCATAAATAAAATGAAAAAGGTTCCTTACATAGACGAAAAAACTGGCGATTATAATCTTAGGTTTAATTTACAAAACATGGTAGAAGATTTTTATTTACCGGTTCGTGGTGGAGATAGTGGAACCGATATTCAACCTTTATCCGGCATGGAATTTACTGGCACGGATGATATTGAATATTTAAGAAATAAGATGATGGCATCTTTAAAAATTCCTAAAGCCTTTTTGGGATATGAAGAAGATCTATCTGGAAAAGCCACTTTAGCTGCTGAAGATGTTAGATTTGCGAGAACTATTCATCGTATTCAAAAAATATTGATAAGTGAACTAACAAAAATTGGAATCGTTCATTTATATTCGCAAGGATTTACCGATGAAAGTTTGGTTAATTTTAGTTTAGAATTAACAAATCCCTCAACTATATTTGAAAAAGAAAAAATTGATATTTGGGGAAATAAAGTAAGTGTTGCAAAAGACATGATGGAAAATAAGTTATTTTCTAAAGATTGGATATATAAAAATATTTTCAATATGTCAGATGAAGACACTTTAAACGCAAAAAATGAAATTGTGGAAGACGCCAAACAAAGTTGGAGATTTAAACAAATCGAGGAAGAAGGTAACGACCCTGCGGTTTCACTACAAAAAGTAAATCAAGATGGGGAAACGGAAAATTTAGGTGGCGAAGAACCAACTGGAGAATCAGAGGAATCTTTGGGTATGCCGGGTGAAGAATTGGGTGGTGAAGAACCAACTGGAGAGGCCGGTAAAGAAGAAACAGGCGTATCAACAAAACCTGAAGAAACTCCTCCTTTAGCGGAAAAAACTGACAGACCCTCTCAGAAAGGTAAAAAGAATGCTAGAGATTATCCATTTGGAGAAGATCCTTTGGGTAGATTGGAAAATAAAGCGGATTATCGTAAAAATGCTATAAGTCATAAATATAAGAACAACTCTCCGTTGGGGTTTGAAGCTGTAAATTTTGGTAAATTATCAGATTTTTTGAATAAAGATGATAAAAAAGAGTTGTTGAAAGAATCTTCAAAAAATAAATCTATGATGGATGAAAGTAACATTATAGATGATAAAAGTAAATAAATACATTATAAATATGATTTTTTTAAAAAAATAATATATTTATAAACTAAGGTAGTTAGATAATATGCATAAATCTAAACATTCTAAATTCAAAAATACAGGTATATTGTTTGAATTATTAACGAGACAAGTCACCGCTGACATTTTGGCGGGAAAAAATGACTCTAAAGCAAAAGATATTTTATTCAAATATTTTAAAGAAAACACACAGTTGGGAAAAGAGTGGCAGCTTTACAACTTTTTGGTAAATGAACAATTTTTAGATGAAGTCAAAGCAGATAGAGCACTTTGCGTGGTATTGAAAGCAAAGGAAAAAATAAATACAAAAAAATTAATTCAAGAAAAGTATGAATTAATTAAAGAAATAAAAGATGCGTATCCAATCGATAAATTTCTAAAATCAGGAATTAAAAATTATAAAGTATACGCCTCTATTTACAAAATATTTGAAAGTCACGTAGGAAATACTACTTTTAGAGCGGAGGAAGTTTTTCAGGCAAAAAATTGTTTATTAGAGAGTTTAGTTTCTGTAAAAAGAAGTGTTGAAAATAGAGAAGATGATTTAATTGAATATTACAGAAAAGAGAGTGAAGAAGTTAGATTATTAGCTTATAAATTTCTGGTAGAGAATCTAAATAAAAAGTATAGTTCATTAAACGCAGATCAAAAGGAGATATTAAAAGAATATATCAATGGAATTTCAAATGTAAGTTCCATATCTAATTTTATAATTCAAGAAAAAAATAAAGTAAAAAATCAAATTTTGTCTTTGGTTGAAAAAATAGACTCTCAAGTTATAAAAATAAAAATAAATGAGGTATTAAATCAATTATCTAAAATAAATACCAATAAGGGAGTAAAAGATAATCATGTAATGGTGTTACTTCTTTCTCATGAGTTAATTAAAGAAATACAAAATAATACAAAATAATATGAGTAAATTAAAAAACATCATAAAAGAACTTGCCAAAGAAATAATGGATGAAATGTCTACTACAGGAGGTGTAGCTGGCTATTCAACACCTTTCGCTTTTAGTAAAGGTGGAAAAAATAAAGCTACTAAATCTATGGAAAAATTAGGATTTAAAACCGTAGAAGAAAAGATGGATCCGGTTGGAGAAGAGGATGCCGATGTTAATAATGATGGAAAAGTCGATAAACAAGACAAATATCTTTTAAAGCGTAGAGAAAAAATCAGTAAAGCTATAGCTCATAAAAAATTGAATGAAGAAACTGTAGATATATCTACGTCTATTATTGATCCTATAAATAAAAAAGCCAGACAGCTTGATAAGGAACAAAAAGTTAAATTAGAAACAGAGTTGAAGAAGTATGAAGATATGCTTCAACAAAAAATTTCCGGAAAAATTATTAATTTTAAAGGTAAAAAAGGAGATCCATATCAATCTATAAAAGATTATTCTATAAGATTGTCTCCGACCTCTACATCTCCTATTGAAATTGAAAATTGGCCAAGTAAAAGCAATCCTTTAAATTTTCAAATAAAAATTATAGGAAAACAAGTATCTAAAGATGGAAAAGAATTTGGCGAAGAATCTAACTTTTTTGTGGATTTCTCTATTCCAAATACATTTTCGATAGGAACTACATCACAACCTGTTACAACTCCACAACAACCAGCAGTGGTTCAACCAACACAAACTGCTCCGACGGATCAAAAACCTACTCAACCTACACCTGTAAAACCAGACGAAAAGACTCTTGCTGGTCAAATTGCTAGATAAAATTATGAATAAACAATTATTAACAAATTGTATTCCATTTCAAACTTTAAAGTCGCCGTTAAACGAATCGACGACCTCAGAAGGAAAAATGTTGGTGTCAGGAATTTTGCAAAGGGCCAATGCAAAAAATCAAAATGGTAGAATTTATCCATTAGACGTTCTTAGACGTGAAGTAGAAAAATATAATCAAACATTTGTAAAAGAAAAACGTGCAGTTGGAGAGTTGGATCATCCTGATAGTGAAGTGGTAAATTTAAAAAATGTTTCTCATAATATTACTAAAACTTGGTGGGATGGAAATGATTTAATGGGAGAAGTTGAAATTTTAACCACCCCCAGCGGAAATATTCTAAAAGAACTCTTAAAGTGTGGAATTACGGTGGGAATTTCCAGCCGTGGTTCCGGCTCAGTTAAAAAGGTAAATGAAAATACCGTTGAAGTCAACGACGACTTCTCACTAATAGCCTTTGACTTTGTTAGCAATCCTTCGACTATTGGAGCTTTTATGTTACCCGAGTCTCCTTTAAATGAATCCGTAAAAATTTTACAAAATCCTATTACTAACAAATGGGAAAGTGTAGAAAAAATAATACGAGATATTATTAACGAAATCAAATAATCTTTTGAAGTAAATTTATTTGGTTAGTTTATTGTTTTACGATATAATTATATTCAAAATCAAAGGGTATAAGTATGATCGATTGGATTCGAGAAAAGGTAATTGTAAGTGGTAAATTGTTGCCTGAAAGAAGTAAACGGTCGTGGTTTGTAAAAAACAATCACGAAAGTCAATATGACGAGATAATCAACAAAACTTCTTTCTTGAAAGATCCTACTTTTGCGCAAAGAATTTGGCACGTTTATCACAATCAACCTTTTCTTTCAAAATGTTGTAATCCTAAATGTGAAAAAATTCCAAAGTTTTTTTCTTTTTCTAAAGGTTATTTAAGAACGTGTTCATCAACGTGTGCTCAACATGATCCACAAACAATAAATAAAATTAAATCTACAAACATTAAAAAATACGGAGTGGAATATGGATTGAGCAACAAAGAAATAAAAGAAAAAATAAATAAAACAGTAAAACAAAAGTATGGTGTAGATAACATTTCGCAATTAAAAGAAATATCGGAAAAGAAAGTAAAAACCTGTTTTAAAAATTATGGAGTAAATTGGATATTGAGTGATCAAAAAAGAAAAGAAAAAGATATATACAAAAAATATGGCGTTAAAAATGTTAGAAATTTAAAAAGCGTGAACGATAAAATTTCTACCACTCGTCGTAGTGGGTTTTATGATTACTTGTTTGTATCAGATAGATTAAAGGGTAAGGTTTTGCCTTTATTTACAAAAGAGGAATATATAAATGGAGGTTATTATTCCGACTATAAATTTAAATGTTGTAAATGCAATGTTGAATTTTTGGATTGTTTGGAAGATGGGGATATTCCTCGATGTAATGTTTGTTACAAAAATTCTTCGTTATTCGAGAAGGAAATTGTAGATTTTGTTAGGACACTGTTGGTCAGTGAGGTGATTGAAGAGAATAATAAAAAAATATTAAATGGTTATGAGATTGATGTGTATATTCCTTCAAAGAAAATCGCAATAGAATGTAATGGATTATTTTGGCACGGAGAAATCAATGGTTTGAAAGATAAAAACTATCATTTAAATAAAACAAAAGAATGTTTGGATAGAGGAATAAGATTGATTCATATATTTGAAGATGAGTGGTTATTTAATAAAGAGATCGTTAAAAATAGATTGAAATATATATTGGGATGTGAAACAAATAAAATTTATGCTAGAAATTGTAATGTTAGAATTATAGACTCTAAAAAATGTTGCGACTTTTTAGAAAAATATCACATTCAAGGAAAAGATTCCAGTAGTATAAAATTGGGGTTGTTTCTTGAAGAGGAGTTAGTATCCACGATGACGTTCGGAAATATGAGAACGTGTCTTGGAAACAAAAATAATAATTCGGAATATGAATTATATAGGTTTTGCAATAAAAATATCAGTGTTGTAGGCGGATTCAGCAAATTATTAAATTTTTTTATAAAAACATACAATCCAAGTAAAATTATTAGTTATGTTGATCGAAGATGGAACGATGGAAAATCTTATGAAACAGTTGGGTTTAGATTTGTTAAATCTACGTCGCCAAATTACTGGTATTTTGGTAAAAATAAAAATTATAAAAGATATCACAGGTTTAATTTCGCAAAACATACATTAAAGAATAAGTTATCTAATTTTGATAACAATTTAACTGAGTGGGAGAATATGAAAAATAACGGTTGGGATAGAATTTGGGATTGTGGCAATATAAAATACGAATTATTGTATAAATAACTACTATTTATAGTAGTATAAATATTAAAATATATGCCTGCAAAAAGTGAAAAACAAGCTAGATTTTTTAGATTGGTAAAGGGTGTCCAATCAGGAAAAGTTTCGCCTTCCAAGGTATCAAAAGACGTTAGAAAAGCTGCCGGAAGTATGAGTAAAAAGAGTGTTGATGATTTTACTAAATTAAAGGAATATATAAAAAGCTGCATAACAGAGATTATTTGTGAAATTGAAAATCCTATAGTAAAAAATGTAGAGGCGTCTGATAATTTTGACAATTTCATTGAAAAGCCTGAAAATCAAGGAATAAATTTTAATGAAAATGAATTATCTACTATTGATACCATTGATGTTAAGCCTGATGAAAAATCTCCAAATAAAATAAGTTATAGTTCTACAGAGATGACCACGGGCAATAATAAACAGGTAATAATAATCAAGAAAGATTCTCCAAAAAAAGTATACATAGCTATTTGTTGTCCAAATAGGGCTCCTGTAAATATAAGTGGAGATGAAGATTTAAAGTTAAGTGAAAAAGACAAAAAAGATAGAATCATAATCAAAATAAGCAAAACTTATGAAGGAGATGGAGATTCATCTATTCTTTATAATTTTATAAATCATATAGTTAAAGAATATACTATAAAATGAATACGTTAAAATTAAAGGATATAAAAGACTCTGACATGATTCCTCCTGATGATTGGAATTATCATCAGTGGCAAATTTTAAATGATTTGGGATTTCAATTAGATGGTTCTTTTAGAATGTCTTTTGAACATGAAGAAAATTTTGATGGAAAAGAAAAGTCAATAAAATTATCAGTATATAAAAAGAAAGATGGGTGGTATCTAGAATTTAAAAAACAAAATAATGAAAATATTGTTGCAGGTCCATCCAAGTTTTACGATTTAACCGATACAATACATGACATTTTTCAAAAATTTTAACTATTTATAATCATGATACAATTAAAGACATTATTGCCTGAAAATGTGAATGTTCCGTCCACACAACAAACTCAAAATGTTGCTACAGAGACTTCCTCAAAATTGACCGTCGAACAAAAAAGAAAACTTGCAGAGATGGTATCTCGATACAATGAATATGGCAAAATGATTTATCGTGAGAAAAAAATAACTGAGATTGCTCAGAATTTGCAAGAAATCTCCGATTTAGCAGAAAATTATGCTTTAAACGAATGTGGCGATTGGTTTGAAGAGAATATAGTTAAAAGAAACTTTCAAGAAATAAAAAAATATTGTGAACAGTTTGGAAAATTAGCAAAAGAAACTCAATCCAAACAAAATCAAATGGAAGCTCTATACGAAGATATAGGACATATCTTAGAGAGATATTTTGAAATTAAAGATTAATTTAAAGTTTGTTTTATAATTTTTTATAAAATAATTTAATTTTTTTTGTTTTTTATTTATTTTATTTATATTTATCAATAATAGGCATTGGAACTCCCTAATAAACTTTATAGA